TTTTGTCTCCGCCGAACCGCTATGCGTTTTTCGGGGGAGAATTACAAGTTGCGCTCAATCCAAAGGTATCCCGGAATCGAACCGATGAGCAATGCCGTGTGATGGCATCGGGGGTAACCAAACCCCCTCACTTGTGTGTTGGCCGATAAGCTCGGACCCAGCTTAGTAAATAGTGCTCGCGATTACTACATGGTAAGCATGAGCGACGATGTACCCAGCAGCTGTGTTGTCAGCCCTATGTCAGACTCGAGGTCCGCACCGAGGCTCAATGCAGCAGACATTTGCTTATAGGCTTCGCCGGCATTGGTGGCTACGCCCATAACCTCAGTTGCATGCTTAAGACCAGCTACAAGCATATCCTTGTAGTGGCTCAGGCGTGAATACTGAGTAGACTGCTTGATCGAACGCGGGATCTTTGTCATACGCGAAGCAATATTCGCGACATGATGCGACCCTGCGGACTTGTTGCTGCTAGGAATGTAGTGGTGCAGCGGGTATGAGCTACCATACTGAATCATCGGAGCGCTGGGAGGACGCTCCGTCTCATAGATGGCAACAAATTCCAAAACACTGCCCACCAAATCTCCAGACGACTCAATGAGCAACTCAATGTAACGCTTGCGGTCCTCAGGGCCGTCTCGTGCATCCTGATAGCCTCCGTGAAACTCGAAGTCAGTCAGGCGATACGGCTCCCAAAGGGCCACTGCGCTACCGTCAAAGCGCTTATACTGCCTCGGGCGGAAGACAGACTCGTCGTTAGCACTATTGCTTGACGTAACCATCCCACCCATAGCATCTCGGCGCCCTGCGTAGGTCACTCGAATTCCACCAGCGACCATCCGGCCCTCACCCGAGTAGGTAAGTTCATTGCCGAGAAGGACGAAGGTAGAACCGCCGTCAATGGAATACGAAAAGTGTACTTTCCGCTCCGTCGACCAAGTTTCCACATCAATTCTCGCAATCAGCTGAGTAGCCGAGCTCAGTACCGCACGATCCTCCACTTTTCCTTTGAAGGTCACCGCTGGCGCTCCGTCAGGAATTCCAACAGCTTCCGAGATGAATGGATCAGACAATGCAGCATGATACTTGGCAAGTGCCAAAGCACCAATAGGCAACTTAGACACTCGTACTCCAGGTGCTCCTTGAGCACCCTTCCGCTTGCGGGCATTAATTTGGGTTTTCTTAACCATTACAGGTTTATATCGCGGGCTCTAATTACTCTATTCCAGGAGATCGTTGAAGACGGCGCGAAGATCGGCATTAATGTCGACCTTGCACTCAATCTCTATCACGTCCTCCAAGCGGCGTTGGACGGAGACCGAAACCCCCATCACATGCTCATACGCCTTCCTTTCCAGCTCGGTTGGTGCCCGGAAAGGTGTGGCGTTCTTGGCGAATACGTGATTGTACTCCTCATCCTGGAGACGTAGGATCTTACCATGCCCGACCCACGCAGCATGGCGCTGTAGTACCTCAGCTAGTTTCCAGCCAATGGGTACGGCCGTGTACCTGTCAACTAAAGCTTCCACCCGAGCACGAAGCCGGGCTTTAGCAACAGCTGGCTGATGCACATCCTTCCCCAATACGACAGTGGCTTTGAGCCTCATCCTACTAAGACTCGGGAAATACCACCACCGGCCCGCGTAATAGCCTACGTTGCCGCCGACAAACGGGTGCCCACACTCATCGTACCATCCTTCCCCCTCAACCTTCAGGCACTTGCGTAAATCGCTAGCAGCCGAAGGCAGGAAGGTGTCGTAAAAGTTGGGTTTTACCCGCAGCCAAGCTGCACGCGCAATGCACATCACACAATCGTCGCCTTCCGCCACCACGCACCACTCTTCCGCTGCCAGTCCACTCACTTTCGCAAGGTACCAGCAGTTGAGTCGGGTCGTGTTGTAGTTCATTGCACTTGTGAAGTCAGAACCACTTAACAATGAAGTAGTCCGAGTTCGCAATTTCAACGTTCCGCAACGCGATGTGAAACCTTCCCTATCCAGCATCTGAGCCATGTAAGGGGTCAAAAGCCCTAAAGACTCAAGAACTCCCTTGTAGGCATCAAAATCATGCCGAACAGTGTTGGCGTCACGCGCAGTGTCGTCCAGCGCGACAACGTAAAAGTCACCCAGTATGGTCAAAACCTCCTCGAGTGGCTTATAACGTTCAGCCGCTTTCAGGCCTTTGATGGAGTTGTTCTTCGCTATGAAATGCTCAAAACCCCTCCCGGAGCGTCTCCCTTGTACAACGTCCTGGGTGTCCACATTCGCTATAATCCGAGGGGGTTTCTGCAGCCCGGTCGTGCTGCTTTTCCCCAGAAACTCGAATTTGACGAAATGCTCTAATTCCCAAGTGTCGACTAAGCTCCGTTCATGGCCGGTCTGGTTACAGGCTGCGTAGCTCCGTTCATAAGCACGGAACTTCTTACCTGACCTTTCCGACGCAGCGGCTAGAACCTCCTCCTCGGTGTTCAAACGTACTTCCGACGTGATCACTGAAGGTTTCGCTCCAATACCGACAAGATTGTCTTTGACAAACTCGTCCACCACTTCCCGTGGCAAACCAGCTCCTGGCAATTGATC